GTTCAACAAGCATTTGCAGACTGGGCAGCCACGATCCGTCTGTGCAGGCCGTGGCCAGCATGGTGCAGTCCAGGTAGTGGTTGTTTTTACGCTTGCGCTGCCAGACCATTTTGCCGTTGCGGTCACGGATGAGCACCTCGGCCGTGATCTGACTTGCGAACGACATCTCTGTTTTGCGGTGCAAGCTGATGGGCTGGCGCGCATCTTCGGCCAGCCGGGCGAAGATAAGGCTTTTGAAATAATGCGTATCCAGCAAGTGAAGCCAGAGGCCTCCGGGGATGCGAATACGGGAAGTGGGGAAGCGGTCTATCATTACTGCCCGCACAGGCGTTGGGCTTTCATGGCTTGCGCCCTTGCAGGCAAAAACACGCCCAGCCCCGTGAATACGCACCCATCGGTAAACGTCTTCCGTGCGTGAAACAACGTCACTATCTTTACGGGTGCCGCCGGTGTCGATACCAGCGCGCCAGATGCCCAGATCCTGTCCATGCCTGGGTGAATCTTCTTCATAGGGGTAACGGGTTTCCATCAGCAGCGCATGGACTGCATCCCAGTCTGGCAGGCGGCCATAGTCAATAAGCGACGATGCGAGGTTGGCCCTCCACGCCCACACCGTGTACCAGAAACCACGATCCTGAACGTCCACACCAGCGGTAAGAGCTACGGCATCGCCGGGTACGGTGCGCTCCGGCAAGTTTTTGTCAACACGGTCAAGGACGATGTTTTCTTCGACCTCAATTTCTACCGCCCGGTAGGGCAACGCCCACATGCCGTTGGCGTAGTGCTGTCGGAGGGCAGGGGAGTCTGACGCCTCGGCGCGCATTTTTGCAGCCATAATTTCAGACAGGCTGACGTTCTTTGAGAGGATAGCGGGCAGGACAAAGCCCACCTTACGCGGATGGGGCACAGGGGTTTCCGCAGTCCAACGCCCCATGGACACGGCGCGGTCGCGCAGCTGGTCAGTCCACTGGAAGCCGCAAGGGCATTTATATCGTGCAAGCTTGCGCCGTTCCACTTCGCGGGGGTCACTGTTTTTTTCAACCAGCACCAGCCCTTCTTCGCTCAATGGGTGAAACTGCATGCAGGCAGGGCAGCGGGCTTCAAAATGCCGCACCTCATCGCATTCTTCCAATGCCTGCACTATGCTGCATTCATCGCCGCCAATGGGCTTGGACACCCGTAGCACTTTACGGGTACGGGAATAACTGCGGGTTCGTTCCAGAAACTCAAGAGCCGGCACGCCTTGCCCGGCGATTTGTTTATACAATGCCTCTTCATCAAGCATCAGGTCCTGAATGGAAATGGATGCCCGGGCATTCTGTGATTGAGCGCTGGACAAAAATAACGCCGTGCTGTCACGGAAGGATATCTGCCCGCCCCGAACCTTGCCAAGCAGTTCGCGTACCGGGCGGCTGGCGCGGAACATGGGCAGCAACTTATTGCTCACCACTTTGGCCAGGCTTTCATCATCCTGCATGGCAAGCATGCGCGGCCCGGGGCGCATGACCACGCCATAGGCAATGGCCCCGTGCATGACCAGAGTTTTGCCCGTCTGGGCCGAGCCGCACACGTCCACCTCTTCAACATCCGGATGCGACCAGGTGTCCATGATTTCCACAAGGTAGGGGTTCACGTCCTTGCGGTAACGCCCGCCAGCGTAGGGACCATCTTTGACAAGCAGGTTGGCCGCAGCCCAATCGGACAGTGGAATATACGGGCGCTTACGGAAGACGTGCCGCTCGCCATCTGTAAAGCGTATTCGGGCCATCGCTTTAGCCGTTGGCGAGTGTTCGAGCGTTACGGATAAAGACAGCATGCTAGTCGTCTCCGTTCTGCCCCTGCGGTTCATCTTGTTCACCAGCAACAAATTCACGTTCGGACGACCATGCGTCCATCCAGTCGGCGGTCTCCGCCGCCCACCACTTCAAGAGATCGGCCATGAGCCTTTCATCGCCTTTCACCAACGTTATTATTTCTCCAGCTTTTCGAAAGCCGAAGCTGTCCACCTCTGATTTGAAAAACATGGCCCGCGCGGCCAGGTCTTCTTCATGTTGTGACCTGGGCATAAGCAGGCCCTGTTCTTTTTCAAGCTTCAAGCGAGCGCGATCAGCAGTGAAGCGCTTGAGGTCGGCATCGGCAGCAACACGGTTGACGGTTGCATCAGTCAGCGCCCGGTTTTCCGCCTGCGCAGCTGGCGTCAAGTGCGCTGCCGCATAGGCCAACAACGCGCCGTCTTCAAACTGACCCTCGGCATTTGTGGCCACCTTGCGGTCGTTGACGTCGCGGCCGAACTTGCTCTTGGAAAGTTTGAAGCCCTGATTGATAAGAAATGCCTTGGCTTCAAGCTGTGTTTTAAATACGCGCATGACTGGTTTCTCCTTTTGCGGCATCGTTCAGAGCCATCTGCACCCACTGGCCATTGTGGCGCAGCCAGCCCATCAGCTTCCAATAATCCTTTTCTGGCCACCGCTCGTGTCCACTAAGCGTGAAATCGCCCGCCCCATCAGGTACCGGGGTAAGGCCCACGCGGCGCAGAATAGTAAGACTGTCCAACGGGCCAGCTGCAGTTGAAAGCAGGGCTGAAATCCCCGGTTCCGGGCGGGGAGGGCGCTGGTTTATCGGTGCCGCTGTGGCCACAGAAGCTGCCACCTGCTGCACCGCGCAGTGTTCCGCGCGCTGCACCTCGCATTGTTCTGCGCGTTGTTCCGGCTCCACTGTGGGCTGGACTTTCGGCACGTCTTTTTCGCGCGCCCCTTCCTGCGAGGTCATGTCAGGCGCATGTCCTGCCGGCATAGCCATACGCAGGCCTTCAGGAATGCCCGCCTGAACCCACAGGCGCAGGTCGAGGCCAGCGCCAAATGCCTCGCCCGCGTCCTTGCCCATGGGTACAGGCCAACGCTTTGCGGTGGGAAATGTGGCCCGCCAGCGCTGCCAGCCCTCCGCACCTGCTTTGTCAAAGTCCAACGCGACCAAAATGCAGCTGGCCTCCTTCAGCTTCTCGTACACTGTGGTGGACATGTTCCGGATATTGCTGGTCATGGAGGCGAGGCAGCTGGTCAAATCGCCAGCCAGGGCATGAAGCATGTACGAATCCAGCTCGGTCTCCTGCACAACAACCACCCCCGTGTCTTTTTTTGCGGTGCACGGCAGCCACAGCAAATCCATGCTGCTGCCTTCAACAACGTGGTATTTGTGTTCGGGCCGGAACTCCTGGCGATCGACATCGAGGCGGCGGATGCGCAACCGCTCGACAAGGTCGGCACCGTCGGGCCCAGGCATGATCTGCGGCACAATGATGCCCCGTGGCAGCCACAGCCTCTTGGGCTTGCCGTTATCCTTGAGCACCGATGGCAGGCCCCAGCTTTCTCGCGGCCGGATGATGCAATTCTTGCCGCGCTCACCCGGGTTAAATCCCAGGCGGTAGCGCTGCACAGCATCGGCATCCAGCCCGCGCGCCGCCAACCAGGCCATGTGTTCTGGCGCTCGCAGCAGGCACTCTGTCCCCCAGGTCACCAGCTTGGCGGTGTGGGCTTGCCACTTGTCGCGGTCGACGCCCTCAAGCTGACCGAGCTGGCCACTGACTGCCTGGAACGGCTCAACGATCTTTGACTTGGGTATTGCCGGGGCTTTCAGGTTGGCCACCGGAGCTACGCCAACCCGCTTGCAGGCATCGGCGTAGCTCATATCTGCATAGTCACGCAGCAGCTGGATGCCGTCGCCTTTGACGTCGCACTGGCGGCACCAGTAATAACCGCGCCCCTCCTGCTCCTCGGGCCAGATGCTGCACCTGTCTTTTCCCCCGCAGCTGGGGCAGGCCGAGGCCCACTCCTTGGCGGTTTTTTTGGCCGGGTTAAACCCAAGCTCACGAAAGAGGTCAACAATATCTGCGGGCATGGCTGTTTATCCTTAAAGTCCTATTGTCCTGTAAAAGGTCCTATCTCTATCTTTTTATTTTTATTTACTTTTTTAAGAACAGGACAATATGACAAAAACACGGAGTATGTTGTAAAACCCCAATTGTGTTAAACGCATTGGCCCCCCTAGAGAGTTGTCCTTTTGTCATGGCGCAGCTATCCCACTGTTATAAAAAAGAATTTCTGCAGGCCCTTTGCCCCTGAAATGTCATGGCAAAGGCATAAGCTCCTGACAGCATAGTCACTTGGAGACAGGGCGCATGCGTTCGCCGTCCTCAGAGAAGTCGTAGCCGAAGTAGTAGGTGTGGCCGCCGACCTTGCGGCGGTCCACCTTGGCGGAGAGCTGGCGGCCAAAGAGGTGCATGGAGGGCACGGTTTTGGCCGACACGAATTTCTTGTGCCAGACTTGGTACACTTCGTAGACCTCCGTGGCGCTGAGCCTGTATTCGGCATCGGTCTGCTCCAAACAGTGATCGATGAAGAGTTGCATGGTGTCTTCTTCCACCCGGTAATCAGCAGTCCATTGCGTGATGGCCACCGGGGGAATCAGCCCTTCTTTTTGGAATTTGAGGCAGCCGCGCACGAGCCAGGCGAGGATGCCGGGCAGCTCGTCCTCCAGATGCTTCTCAAGCTTGGGGTTGCGCTGGCGGTCGTACTCGCCCTTTGGTTGATCCACGAAGCGATAGGGAAAGTTGATCATCCGCAGCCGCTCCCAAAATGCGGAGTCGTGGGCAGGGGCGCGCGGCAGGAAGTTGGTGAGCAGGAACAGGGTGTGGGTGGGCCGGAATTCTGTGTTTTCTTTATCCCACAGGTAGCGGCCGGTGAGAGAGTCAGATCCGGAGAGCAGCTTCACCTGCGATGTGCTGAAGCGGCGGTTTTCGTTGGTTTCCGAAGCCCAGACCACGCGCAATCCGTTCAAATTCATGATGGTGGGGCTGGCGCTGTCTGGGTCTTTCGGCACGTTGCGGTCCAGCAGCATCTCTGCCGGCACTGGCCCCATGTAGGGCCCAAGCACTTTTTTGAGGGTCTCCATGATGACCGTTTTGCCGTTACGGCCACGGTCGCCATAGAGCATGAGGAACAGAGGCTCGGTGCTCATGCCGGTAATGGCATAGCCTAGCACCTTCTGGACGTAGTCGATGACGCCGTCATACGCGCCAAGGATCTCGGACAGGCTTTGCTCCCAAACAGTGGCTGGAGCATTCAGGCCAGACCACTCAACAGGGCAAGCCCGGCGCATGTAGTCTGAGGGTCGCCCTGGGCGATGCTCGCCAGTGCGCAGATCCACTACGCCATTGGTCACGCCCAACAGCCATGGGTCTTTGTCCCAGACGTCTGGCTTGGTGATCAGCGGCTCCTGGTTGGCCAGGGTGAATTTGATGCAGGCGTTAACGCCCTTACTCGAGTTAAGATATCCAGATCGTTTGCGCAGCCGCTCGGCTGCAGCGGCAAACTTTGCTCCCAGGGCTTCATCGCCGGCGTCCACTGCATCCTGGGCAAGCTTATCGTAGTGGGCGGCGATTTCACGGTACTTGAGGCCCACTTCATCCACAGATGCCTCGACACGATGGATGTGGGTGGACTCCCACTGCTGGCCAATCCAGCGGTACCAGGTCTTGGTTTCAGGGACGTAGACAAGCTTGCCCCTGAACAGGGCGCTGTGCAGAATGCCGTCACCCTTCTCGGCGAAGCCTGCGCACTTGGCCACAAAGTCCGGAGTGATTGCCTCGGCTGGCGGCGTGTCTACCTTAACGGAGGCTTCTTCTTCCTGAACCTTTGCCGCGAAGGG